TTACGTTTAAGAAACTCTAATTTGAATACACCATCTGACCACATAGAACGAATCATTGTACGAACAGAGGATAACACTTCTTTATCAGAAATCTCAAACTCCTCTGCCATACGCTTGAACTCTTTACCAAGATCAATCATTAATGTCCACCTCATATTTCATTAAAGCTTCATAAACACGAATATCAATTTGGTCTTTATATAACTCAGCAACTTCTTTGATATAAGCTTCTTTTGCTTGTTTGTAGGCTTGGAAAGATTCTTCTGAAGTTTTATAATATCCTAAGTGTTTGTTCTTCCCATTCATACCAACTGTTGCAGTGAACACCCTATCTCTTTTGTGATAACTTACACCTAATGGGTGCTTCCCTCTTTTCTTATTACTTAATGTGAATAACCCATTAATCTCAGCAGGAACAAAACAACATGTATCCTCTGAATAAACTTTGTTCCCTTTTACTAGAATATCCTTATCTAACTCCCAACCTTTATTACTAAAACCTTTCTGCTTTTCGCACCAATCTTTAAAGTAACTAAAGTTATGAAAAAGTGAACTTACTGAGCAATCTCTGTATGTAGACAAAGATTTCTGAGATTTTATGTCGTAACATCGTCTAATCATATGTACCCATTTTGAGTAAGACACTTCACCTCTTAAGTAAACCTTACTGAAATCCTTACCTAAGAATCCCTTACCAAATACAACAGGTTTCATATAATCTTTAACGTTACCCTTTTTCAAATTTGATAAGAGTACCGTAAGAAAAGACCCTGTTTCTAAAAACTTAATAACTACAGTTCTTTTATCTTTATATTCTACTACGACACAAGCACCATAGGAGTTGGTTTCAAAAATTAACCCTTCATATTTCTCTTTATTTCTTTGTTGTTGAATATTCATCAATTAGTACCTCTACAAAATATTTCCAAATCAAACACTTTACCACGTTCTTTAGTAATATAAACCAACTTACCAGTGAGTGTTAAAGCATCTTTCCAAGTCTCACCATACGTTAGTTTATATACTTCAATAACACGTTTTTTCATTTCTATTTTAGAGTGCTTAACATCATCTAATAACTTCTCTGCTGTTTTCTTACCAATAGATTTAACCTTTACATTAAACACTTCTCTAAGCTCTGTAGAGACAAAATCAATTCCACGTATGAAGTCAGTGCTGTCACCAATTAACAACTGCGTACTTAGGTTATAGAATGCTTGTAGAGGGTCAATATAAAACACACCAAGATCGAGATTATTATAATTTAGAAATAATCCATGATGGTTTTCTAAATCCTTGTCAATATACGCTCGAATACCTAATGGGTCTAAAGCAGCATCAGCAATTACAAAATCTTCACTTTCGTAACCATGCACAACTTCGATCTTCCCCTTGTATTTGTTCAGCATATAGTTGAAGCAGTGTTTGTGTAGAGCAGGTTTTGCTCCACGATTAGATTTATATTCAGGGTAGACATCATAACGGAAATTGTCTTTACCTTGAATATACAACCTATAATCATTAACCCAATCGAAACCAACAATAGAATCAACCTTACTCTTAACATTAGATAAAGCAAAACCGATAGTTGGTACAACAAAATCATTTACTTCAAAGTTCTTACCTTTTGGGTCATTTAATAAGAAATCATCAAAAGAATTGAAGTTTTCAAACTCTTTCTTTCTACCACTTGCTTTGTGTGTAACTACACAAGGGTCTTTAGAACAAGCTGCTGCACATGCGTAGGCGATTGTGTCACAGTCGATATATAAGTTATATTTCTGTGTTGGGTCAAACTTGGTGAAGTCATAACGACTAAAATCTCGACTCATATTCACTCCTCATAAACAAAGAAAAGGACACACCTGTTAAGGAATGCCCTTTTGTGTTAAAACTAATTAACTCGAATAATTCACTTAATACTTAATTAAGTATTAACAGCTTCTTCAAGTTCTAAGAATGAATTAAGTTTAGCTACAGTTTCACCAAGCTTTTGTGTGACGGTCAACTTCCCGATCTTATTCAAATCTGAATAAGATACTTCAGGTAATTCTTCATCTACTACAGTCTTAATATCTTTAAGTTCTTCGTTTAAAGTATCAATCTCTTGGTGGATAGAAATGATACGTTCTAATAGTTGCTTTACTTTAGTTAAATTCATTATTTATCTCCTTGATAAATGTTGTTTTGGTGTACTGTTAAAATCCGTTGGTAAGCTTTACTCAAAAAACCAACCTGTTCAGGGTGTTTATTTTTAAATGCTGTTAATAATTTCAAACCAACTTCATTAATCAATAAATTTTCCTCTACATCAGCATTATTATGAATCGAAGAAACTCGTTGATAAGCATGTGATAGGTCTAAAACGTTATCAATATATATGTCAGTTTTGTCAAGCTCTGAAATAATACCCTCTAATAGGTCTTTCTTTACCTCTTTAGTAATGTCGTTCATTATGTTACTCCTTATGCAAAGTTTAAAATATTAGTTAAAATGTATACGCTCAATGCTGTTGTTGCAGATAACAACACAACACTAAAGAGCCAAGCAAAAACAAATACACCTTTATGGTTAGGTTTGTTTGCATCTTCTTTTAGTTTAGTTAAAGCATCTTCACCTCGTTTAACCAGTTGTTCCATAGAACCTAATGTTAAGGTTCGGTACAGTCGTTTAACAGATACCACAAGAACCAATAATGCTGTAATTAAAATTGCTGTATTTAGCAATTAAATCTCCTCAGCTTTCATATCAAGACTATCCCAACCACTAGAATAATCGTATTCAAAGTTTTCCTTAGCAATTTCCAATGCTTCCTCTTCACTATCAGCTTCTACTGAATATCCTTTGTAGAAATCTGCATTTACTTGAACGTAGTATGATGACATAACTTTCCCCTTAATTAATTTAAATAGTGGAGAGCATATTGCTACACCCTCCGTTTGTTACATCAGATTAGAACGGAATAGGATTCTCGTCATCTTCATCAGGAACAGTAGTTGGTTTTGGTTGTGTAGGTTGTTTCACTACAGGTTGTTCTTGTGATTCACCACTATTTAAAGCTTCATACGCTTCAATTGCTTTCTGCATCTTACTACCTTGATAGTTGTTAGCTTGTTTAATCTTCTTAATAATGCTACCACGAATACCAGCAGCTTTAAGAGATTCAACACTAACGTCATCAAAAGAAATACCTACAGGATTAACTAAAGAGTAATCAATCATCTTAGCTAAAGCAGAAGGTACAGAAGAAATCCCTTTCACATTAACATAAACCTTATCACCATCTTCTGTCTTAACGACATCAACCATTAACGATTTACCTAAGATTAATCCAATATTGTTTAGATCATTCTTAACCGTACCATCTGTAATTGTGTTTTGACGTGTAACCTTAGCCAATTCAGTAAGCATCGAGTTAGGGGCAAATGTCCATACTCCACCTTGTTTTTGAGGTGGGACAACAGCTAAACCTAAACCTCGAATTTCTCCTTTCCATGTTTTGTTAAGTAAAGCTCGATAAGGTTTTTGACCAATCTCACCACCGTAATCAATTACGTTACCAACAAGGTCAGCGAATACTGCAACTTCTTGACGATCTTTAGGTTGACGTACTTGAGCATTTACAATGAATTTATCTCCTTGCTCTACAATCTTAACTTTTTCAAAATCAGATTTCTTCAACATTGTTTCGACTTGTGCTACTAAAGCTTCAGCTTCTTCTCGTGTATCACACTCGGTTGATTTCTCAATATTAGCTGATAGTGGAGGAGTATGAATACCTAAGTCTACAATTTGAGAAATAATAGCCGTGTGGTTATCTGTTTCAACTTGTTTATTAATTGCATTCCAATTAATTTGTGGAGCGTTACTTGAGTGTTGTGTTGTGCTACCTTGTGGTTTTAGATTAAAACTCATAATTTAATTTCCTTTGTTTGGTTGATTTAAATAACCTTCTTGGTTATGAGGTGTATTGTATATCATCATTCAAACATACGCAACACCTTTTTCAAAATAATTTAAATATTTTATCAAATAATTTATTTATTTGACATCCGTTGTAAAATATCTTTATGACGTTCTTTAACATTGTTCCAAGCTTGTTGTAAAACTTCATTTGTGTATTGCAAGTTTTCATCATTATGCTGTGAGAACATATCCTCCATCGACATCCAATCCAAACTAACCCTGTAGTCTCTGCTGTTTGTTTTGGGGAGTGTTGTACACCTCCAAGATGATGTTTTAATACTAATTGCATATCTGCTGCAATCTTAATATTCTCCATTGTTTTAGGAATATCAACAATTTCTGCATCTAACCCATCGTACTGAGAGCAAATATAATTACTCAAAGCTTTGATGATGATATTTAGGTGATTCTTTTCAACTGTTAATTCATAAAGTTGATCGTTCATTTAAAACTCCTTAGCGTAACCTTGTTGTTGTTCATTTGTAGTAGCGTGGCGTAAATTGCTGAAACACTCAGCTACTTTGCACTTTGAAACTTTCTGACCTTTCGTTGTATCAATCAGAAATTCCCATTTCTCTGTATCAATATCATGACAGATGTAGTATAAACGATTATTCCAACGTCTAATTACAGCATCACCAATCTTAAAATTACTATGTTGCATTTATTACTCCTTTGTCCAACCTTGTTGTAATGAGAAAAAAGGTTTCTTAGTTTTATGCGCTTTAGTCTTTCGTAACTCGCCTAAACTATCTTTGGAGAAACCCCAACTCTGTAAATAATTAACTTTACCTTTTGAATAGTAATATTCAGCTTCAATTTCACCAGTCTTATCGTGATAAAATGTTACCTTCCTATCAAAGGACATTCCATCTTTAACACCTGTTAAATCTTCAATCTTAAAACCCTCTTGCATTTTGTTACTCCTTAATTACAAGTTTTTGGGCTTCAGATGTGTAGTAATCATAGTCAACATCCCAATCGAAGTCAACAATATTATTACACACTTTAACGTTCCAATCTGTGTCAATACCAATACGTCTAAACTCTGTACTACCTTCTAACGGAGGCATTACTTTAACAAGTTTACCACCTTTCTTACAAGGGTAATAACGACAGATGTTCTGTAGTTTATTTTCCTCAAACTCTAATCCTTCATCATCAAGTGGAGTCAATAACACAAGGTTGGATGAACGAGGAACTTTTGTACGCAATAAGAAGTCATACTTGTTCTTATGGTTACGAATAAACTCTTCAACTGGAATACCTTTGATCATTCGTGCGACTGCTGCCATCTGAATAACTTTAGATGAATGGTTTTTATGCCACTCTAAATCCTCGTAAACATAAGCACCTTTCATTTTAACTTTGTCACTACCTTTGTACTCAGCTAAATATGAATTTACATCCCTAATGTGCATTGTTTCGTATTCAGCGTATTCTAACTCTAATTTAACATGATTTTCCCACCAATCACATACTCGATAATATTGTTCTTCGTATTGAACAGGGTGTTTCACTGTTACACCATCTGTATTCAATTGAACTACTTCAAGGTTTGGAATATCTAATAATCTGTCCACTAGAAGACACAGTGACAATTGACCATTGATTGTAATCTTCATTGTGTAGCTAGAATCAAAGAAAGGTGAAAACTCACTGTTACTATCCCCGTATACTCCATTTAACGCTAACTTCATTACAGCATTTTCTGGTGTACCTTTTGCATAAGATGTACGTTGGTTGTACACATCCTCATAAATTGTACAAAATGTTTCACCTAAATGTTTAGGATAAATCTTATTAGAAATTGCCATGTTGGGATAAAATGATTTTACATCAGCGTCAATCAGTTTAATATTCTCGTCTGATCTAACAATTGCAGAAACCACAGAGGCGTGTCCTCCACCAGTTCCGAAATAAATAGGTAACCCGTTAATAACTACGTTGAGAGTAGGTGCAATTTTAAAACATCCGTAGTAAGACTTCTTAGGTACTTTAACTACACGTTCTTTCTCTTTACCTGTCTTTTCGTCAATGTACTTTTCCTTAATAGGATTACCTTGAACATCTTTCAAAGTCTCTAAAGCTTTTAACTCTTGTTCCTCAACCCAACCAAGAGGGTGTAATTTAAGAAACTCTTTAACTTCCTTGTCACTTGGTTTAGTTTTAAACTTAATACGTTTAGTATCCATCTCAGCATACTTAGCTACATCACCAAGTAAGTGTTCTTCGATGTCAGTAAATACACCCTTAGTTTCTGTAATCACCTGTTTAGAGAACCACTCTTTTAGAGCAATAAATTCAGGACGTTTGAAATCATAGTAATCAAACAAGCAATCTTTAATCTTAATTGATTTATGTTTAGTTTGATTCATCTTACGTCTACCGTGAGAATCAACTTTATAACAAATACCTTTCTGATGCTTCTCAAGCTCCAAGATGAAGTAATCTTTACCAATCTTCGTATCGTTATGGTTCATAAAGTTATACGAATATTTCTTACTTAAATCTTCACGTAACCGAATTGCAGGGATATTATGATGATAAAACTTCTTAGTCTCTAAAACATCGTGTAAGTTATAGTGCTTCAATACATCAATTTCAGAATGCGTTAAATACTTACCTACAGGAAATGGTAGGTCTTCGATATTATCTGACAACATATTAAATTCAAGCATCTTCAATGAAGTCATACGTGCTTTGTTATCAAAGTGATTAATCTTAAACAAATCAATCTGAGGGATAATCTCATCTTCAGGTTTGATAATCTTAGCGAAACCATCACGAGCTGTTTGAATTTGTTCCATAGCAATTTTATATACTTCAGCAGCATCAATATAGTATTGAATACCTTGTCGTTTAGCTTCTTTAGCTTGTTCCATGATTGCATGTAGAACATGGTAGTCAAACCCTAAGTTGTTAAAACCAATCATACGCTGTTTCTTTTGAGCTAAGTAACGTAGGCAATTTAGAATCTCTTGTGTTTGGTTCATCCGATCAGATACTTCAAATACACGAACGTGCTTGCCGTCTGATGAAGATATTGCAAATGTGAATACGGATGGATACGTCTCAAGATCATATACCCAATCTCCATCAATATAATTCTTTTCTGTTGACACAATTTACTCCTTATAAAATGCAAAAGAACAGATGAAGCAATAATACCTCATCTGTTCTAGTGTTGTCTATACGTGTTTACACATTAGTCGGTTATTTCTAACTCGTACTTCATTAAAGCTTCATAAACTCGTGAATCAATTTGATCTTTCCACTTATTAGCGAGTTTTCGAATACGCTCTTTCTTACACAATCGGTATACTTCGGAAGCTTCTCGTGCTGTTTTTAAAGAATATCTTAAACCCAACTCTTTACGAATCTCGTTCAGTTCCCCTGTTGCGGATATGGAGTAGTTGCCGTGACTGTTAATGTGATAACCTTTACGACCATTTACACCGACTTCTTTAATTAGAACTGCATTAATCTCTTTTGGAACAAAACAAACTGTTTCTAGTTTATACATCCTAGTACCATCCGCTAGAATATCCTTATCTAGTTCATAACCGTGCGATTCACAGTACGAGTAGAATGGTAAAGTTTCAACATCTCTTTTAAAATTAGAGAATCTTTTCCAAGACTCTTGTACAGTAACATCTCTGTAAGCTTTGTTTTGTTTATGAAACACTTCACTATAACACCTACGAATCATACTGTGCCAAACTGTGTAGAGTTTAGTGTTTGTCTCCCCAAGATCGTTACAACCTACTCCAAAAATCTTTGCATTATTAGGGTTTTTCACAATCCCTTTAGTTAAATTTCCGCTTCTCACTTGTACTTCTGTACCATCGCTAAACATCACAACAATATTGTTGCAAGATTTCGCACTGACAACTGTACAATCACCATTAAAATTAGTTGGGAATACCGTTCCAACTACTCTCCAATCTCTCATAACCTCTCCTATTAAAGAACCCTCAATTAAGAGGGTTTTATTATTTAAAAATTACTACGTTGTTTTTCCATAAAATCTTCCTTATCATACAATGTGTGTGTCAGGTTATCATAGTACCAACTGCCAGCATAACCTGTATTTCCACTCCACCTGCACTTTAACACTTCGATGTCTGTACTGTTCTGTTCTGTTTCATCTTCGGCAAGTTTATCACGAGTAGCAGCAATATTACAACCACCAGATTTAACTAAGTTACTAACGCCTGAGAAATCATCCTCGGTTAAACGTCTTACTATACGATTACCATCACGATCTGTTTGCGTTTTTCCTTTAGTAAGGTGGCAGACATTAAAGATTGAAACACCGTCTTTAATTACAGTCTTTAAAAACTTAATAAAACCTGTCTGTTGTTCTAAGCTACAACTTTCGAACAAATCGTTAACGGGATCGATGACGATTAATTTACAATCGTATTTCTTAATTAGTTTAAGAATTTGATTTTTAACAGATTCAAGACTTCCTGAGCGTTCGTCCAATAAAACGTACCTCTCTTCCCCATACTCATTTTCACGTAACTCCTTACGTTTCTCAATGATGTGAGGTTGTTTAACAAAAGCTACAGCCTCTTTCGGGTCTTCAATCAAAGCTAGTTTAAACCCGATGTGGCGTGACAACAATGTTGTTTGGTATTGTCCTGCTGTTAATTCTAAACTCAAGATACCGATCTTAACATCGGCGTTGAACAACCAGTAGTAAATCATTTCATTAATGATGGTCGTTTTCCCTCCGCCTGTGATAGCTCCTAGATTAATCATATAACCTAAAGGGATACCACCAGCCATGTGTTTCTGTAATCGGTGCATGAAAGGAGGTAAAGGAATTTTACAACGACCTAACTCCTCTTCAATCTCATCGTCCGCTTGTTTGGATGTTTTAACTTCATCAGGAGTTAAAGGTTTTGCGCTATAAAAATCACTGATAAATTGTTTCTGCTTACCTGTTTGAAGCATCTCAGAACAATCTTTGAGTGAAGTTACCATGACCTTTACTTTGTTCTCTGGCAGAACTTTAATAGCTTCTTGAACAGCTTTACGTCCTGCTTCATCATTATCCATACAAAGAATAACTTCTTCAAAGCTGTCGATGAAATCATAGCTATTCGCACAAACTTTAGATAAGGTTGCTTCACCACAATGAATACCAACAACAGCAATACGATCATAATCTTCTTGCTTACGCTGAATTTGATAATCACGTAGCATTTGAGCAGCAGCTAACTTGTCCTCTTCTCCACCTACAATTAATAACCACTTTCCTCCTGAAGTAAACTTATGACTTCCGCTCAAATCATTACTTGTACCAACTATACCAATGTTATGACGACCAAACGATTTAGGTAAATCTCGTGACTTGTAACCACGTAAAGAGTTTAATTCGCCTTTGAACGTACTCTTTGTTTCTGGATAATATGCACGTATAATCTCACCACTAGAATCACGCTCGAATAAATGACCGTAGAAGTGCGCTGTTTCAGGTTTAATTGAACGATATAGACTACCATCCTTCATAGTCGTATCATGGTTAGAACGAGCAATTAGAGCCTTATATTCAGCTTTTGTAATAGCTGTCTTAACTATTGGTTTTGTCTTCGGTGCTACGAAGTTCTCATCAAGTACACCTGCATCTTTCAACTCTTGCTCTGTCCAAAATGACTTACAAGATGGAGTTCTGCAACTTCCGTCCAAGTATTCATCACCTGTCTCATTATGCTTAACATAGACCAACAAGTTATCATTACTCAAGCATTCAGGGCATGAATATTTACCAAGCAAAACACCGCTTTGTACTTCTTTCATCTCTTTACTCACAACTTTTCTCCTTAATCTGTGATTTCAACTTCGTACTTCATTAAAACCTCATAAACTCTTGGGTCTATTTGATCTTTCCATTTGTTAGCTACCTCTTTGATGTAAGCTTCTTTTGCTTCTTTGTAAGCACAGAATGCTTCTTCAGGTGTATTAAAAGTACCTAAATATACCATTTTACCATATAACGTTATCTGTGACTCAAACTTATCAAACCCTTTACGATACCTTACACCTATAGGGTAATCACCTCTTAAGGAATCGCATTTAATAAACAAGATATTAACTTCGCTCGGTACAAAGGCGCACACATCTTCACTGTACACTTTATTCCCTTTCACTAGAATGTCTTTATCTAAATGCCAACCTTCTTGATCAAATCCTATCTGCCGATGACACCATTTCTTAAAGTAAGGGAAATATTTAAAGTTATCAGAAACTTCGCAGTCTTTATATGTCGGGTGTTTGTTTGAATACTTTTCATCATAACATCTACACAACATACTTTTCCATAATTGATAATCTCTTGTTTCTACACCACACACCCTTGCAATACCGTTTCCAATAATACCTACACCATGTACGGACGGTAAACTTCTATCCTTAACCTCTCCTTTTCTCAACTGAGTTGCTCGTGTAGTGGTTTCATAAGCAGTATCAATAAATTTAACCTTTAAGTTGGAGGCGTTCTCATATTCTAGTACTACTAGCTTACCACAGTTATTAGTGTCAAAAATATCTCCAACTTGAATCTTTGTTCTCGATTTACCAACTTCTTTCGTATCTTTCATTTCTTTACTCACAACATTTCTCCTAATTTGTTTTCTGCTTAAATATTATTTCTTTAAACAACCAACGTATTGTGTAACTTCGAGCGTAGGATACAACAAAGAAAATAAACTGTAAAGTTATACTTTGAGAATTTGTTAATCCAAACGCTCTAAGAATTACATACCCTAAAATCAAACCTACTAGCATTTGAGTTAGTGTTTCGATATGTAATTCTAAAGATTGTTTATTCATTTAGGGTTTACCTTAAATAGTTTTTCAACTGATTTTTTACTACCACCACAAACACCATTAGCTGATAACGAACTTTTAACTTCTTGTGACCATACGCATTCAAAGTCATCTGGGGCATCATACTCTGATACAAACACTACGTTGTTTTTAGCTTGTTGTCTACACCATTCATAGAATTGTTCATGGTCAAACCCTCCGTCTTTATATTCAGTAGTTCCTTTGTATGGTGGGTCTAAGTAAATTAAACAGTTATTGAAGCTTAACACATCATAACTTGAGCAATTAAACTCTACACCCTGTAAGCTTTTGATCTGTTTGAGTACGTTTCTTTTAGCTTCCTCTTGGTAGTTACGAACGCCCCCTTTTGTACTTGTAACTCCTGCGTACCCACCAAACCATTTACCACTGTAAGAGCAATTGATTCCGATGTAACCCGTTAAGGCTTTGTTTTCATCTTTATTGTTTTTCGTGTGATCATACTCAGCTTTGGTGTACAAGTCTTTTGGTGTGAAACCTTGTTGTAAAGATTTAAACATTTCAATTATGTACTCATTTAAGTCATATCCAATACGCTCAAATGTGTTAGGAACTTTATCAATCATATTAGCTCCACCAACAAACGGTTCGACCCATGTTGTAATTCCACGCTTTTCACATTCATCTAACATAATTGGTAAGATGTGCTTTGCGATACGAGCTTTACTACCCATATATTTCATTTGTGTTCTCCTTAAATAGTTTTGGTAATAACATTTTACATCTCCTCAAATTATCAATATTCATCCAAGTTTATTAGGTAATCATAACCACAATTTGCCTCCCTGAGATACTTAACTTTTTTGATAGCGTCTTCTATTGTTTCGCAAGAGTAGAAGTGGTAATCAACCACTTGCCCAAATTCAATTTTAACAATTGTAAACATTTATGTTCTCCTTAGAACTTATTAATTTCGATAGAAGCATCCTATACCAACTCCATCAACATTGTCAACCAAAATCATACCACCTCTAAGAACATTTCATAAATAACCCTAAACAACGCTAAATCACTCGTACAGACGTTTTATCCTCAAACAAGAAAACTATTCATCTAAACCGCTAAAGTCGCTAGAATCGACTGTACGGCTCTTTAAACACTATGTTTGAGGGTATTTCTATGAATCTTACTAAATACTTCAATCAAACACCTCCATCAACTGTCAGCACTTTTTCTCAAAGCACTTTCTAACATATTTTTGACCACATCTCCGTGACAAGGTTCGTGACCTTTCCACTTACAATAGCAAATTAAGTTCAACTCTCCGTGCTCTTTGTAGTATTTGTACAACCTGTTCATTTCGTTGCAAGTGTCTCTGTCTTTGTTTGCAACTTTGTCAAACAAGTACCTCTCATAAGAGTCTACAGCCTCTTGAACACTTCCAACCACATACTCAGCTTTTGTACCTTGTTTATGAGTGTATGGATTACCTAAAACAGAACCTCTCCCGATATAAACACCATGCTCACCTTTGAAAGTTCTTTTGTTTACTACGCTAATCATTTACATTCTCCTAATGTTTGAGAATTGAGTTTACCACCAAATCTAATGAAACACAACAAAACTAAATTCGTTTGTAAAACATCATCTTAACAAATCTTTACACACAAAGGGTATTGACAAGCTAAAACAAAGGGCTTATGATTGAAATCAAGGGGTAGGGGATTAGGTTTATATATTTTAATTAAATAATATTATATATCTTTTATCATACACCTGTTTGATACACGTAATTAAATATAATACTTAATATATACTAAATATAAATAATATTTATATAACTAATAATATACTTACTATAGATACTTACAGTAAGTATACTTAAAGTATATCTTATGCACACTATAAGTATCACATACAGTGTTAGATACAGTATTAGATATACAGAGTAATTGAAGATACTAAACCAAATACAAGTGAAGTAATTGAAACAATTAGAGGAGAAACAGAAATGGATGCAACAAAG